CTGCAACGCCAGCACGGACAACCGCGAGTAGGCCAGGTGCTCGATGTCGGTGCTGTAGCTGATCGACTTGTACTGGTAGACGCTCTGCGCCAGATGCCAACGCGCCAGCATCGCGGCGTGGGCTTCGGTGCTGACGCCCTCGCCGGTGATCTTGGCCGGGTTGAGCATCACTTCCACACCCGGTGCCGGCACGCGCAGCGTCGCCGCCTTCCAGGTGCGACGGTCCAGATAGCTGTACTCGATGCCGTCGGCCGCATTGGCCAGGGTGTAGTCGACCTGGAACTGGCCTTTCTTGATCGTCGCCATGTTGACGACGCCGGAGAGCGGCTGCTCGTCGGCGGCCCATGCCACACCCAGGCGGCCCTTTGCCCATGTCACCTGGCCAAAACCAGCAAGGGCGATGGCATCCAGCACCGCCTGGTGGCTGCGCACTTCGGTCAGCCAGTAGTCATAGCCAAGCGCATTGTCTGCGCAATGCAACATGAAGGCCTTCAGGCTTTCAATGTCGATGCGTCGATCCGCCATGCCCAGGCCTGCGATGCGCTTGCCATTTTCGTCGTTGATGCCACGCACGTAGGCCAGGATCTGCGCGCCCGGGTTGCTCGTCTCCTCGGTCACCCAGCCAACCGCATCGCCCTTCCACACCGGGATCGGCCGCGAATGGGCCACGCAGCGGATTTCATCCGGGGTGCCGTTGAGCTGGCCGGAGGCCTTCATCTGCAGGCCGATCGCGGGAATGCCGGCATGGCTGGCATCGTCACGCTGCACGCTGACCAGCGTGGTCCAGGTGAAGTTCGCCTGCGCGCCGCTGCCATCTGTGTTCTGTCCAGCCACGCGCACACGCACGTCGTACTGGCCAAGCTCCACATCGCGACCGTAGCTCACCCGACGGGCTTTCTGCGTGCGTCCCACAAGGTTGTAGTTGCCGAACAACTGCCAGCTGGTGGTGCCTACCGGGCGGTACTGGATCTGGAGCTGCTCGCGGTTGTCCTTGTCCTTGCCCTTGGAGGTCGTGTCCCACAGACGGAATTCCACGTTCACCTGCAGGCGCAGCGTCTCGGCCGAACTGGTGCGCTCCACCCAGGGGCTGGCCACATGCTTGGCGTCGCTGCCGGTATCCAGCAACAGAGCGCCTTCGATCACATCCGCGTTGCTGTAGAGCGGAATCGCTTCGTCCGGCATCTGCGGGAAGCCGCGGAACCAGGTGCGCACCCCCTCATAGCTGGACAGCGGTGACTCACCGTTCTGCAGGGCCTCGACACGGCCGACATTGATGCCTGGGCTCAGGGTCATGCCGACGAACTGTTCGTCGCCCTCGAACCACGTATAGGGACGGCTGATCAGATCGGGCGCCACGCGCGTGGAGCCGAACAGCAGGCCCAGCGGCTCATAGGCGCGCACGCGGTTGCGAGGCGCAGCCAGCGAATAGGCGGTATCGGCAACACCACCACCACCGGGCCGGGGAGGCTTCGGAGTGAGAACCTTGTTGATCAGCACACTGCCGGCCACGTAGACCGCCGAAGCGGCCAAAGTGCCATAAGTGCTCGCGATCGCGCCCGCACCCCAGGCGGAGCCTGCCGCCAGCGCGCCGATGCCGAAGGTGAAGTAGGTCAGCGCGATCATCGCTACCAGCGGGATCACCGCTTTGCCGACCACGCTGCGCACTTCGATCAGCTGCCCATGCCGCGGGCGGACCTGCATCCACTGCTCACGCGGGACATCGATACCATCCACGCAGACCTGCCAGGCCTGCCCATCGAGGCCATCGATATGGCGCATGAGGAAGGCGTACAGGCTTTCGCCCGGGCGCAGGTCGACCGGCACGTTGCGCTGGCCATCCAGCAGCACCGGATGCGGGGTGATGATGAGGCGACCGTCGGTCGCCGGTTGTGGGGTCAGTTCCATGCGTAGTATCCCTCGATCCTCAGCCCATATCCGGGCAGGTCACGAACGCGGTGCAGCACGCTGCAGCCGTTCGTTTCATTGCTGTGCAGAACCCAGCCCTCGTGGGCCAGGAAAAAGAAAACCCCGGCATGGCCGGGGTTGTGTTGTCCGCGTTCGATCATCAGTACCAGGTCGCCGTCCTGCGGAGGGCCCTCGCGGGCTACCGCCTGCGCGCGCGACAGCGCGCCCAGCTCGGCCGAGCCGCGCCGCCCGCGCGGTCGCCGCCCGGGCAGCGCCACTTCACGGGCGAACAGCGCCCGCTGCACCTGCACCACCAGGTCGGCGCAGTCGCACGCGGCTTCGTCATAGGGAATGCCCACCCATCGCTCGACGTCGACCAGGCGCATCAGAAGATCCCCGGCAACGTGAACGGATTGGCGTGCAGCAGCACGGCCTGCTGGCGCATCAGGAAATCGACGCCGCACTGGGCGCTGACCGTGCGCGTGTTGACCGATACCTGGGTCATCGGCAGGTCGTACTCGGCCTCGATGGCATCCGGGTTGGCACGGTCGGTCAGCATCAACCGGGCGGTCACCATCTCGCCCGGGGCCAGTGCTTCCAGGTCTTCGGTGAGTGCGCGGCCGATATTGTCGATCACCAGCTGCGCACGCGGAGCCTGCCCGCTGACGTCGTCGGGAAGCTGAAAGCCGAATGGCGCGGCGATGAACTCGCTGCCATTGCTGGTCCAGTTCACGTTGTCGTTGACGATCCGCAGTACTTCCGGCATCGATGGCGCCGACACTTCCAGCAGCATCAGCGGCCCCTGGGTGTCGGCCAAGCGCTGGCGACGTTCATGGAACGAGCTCATCGCATGTACTCCAGCACCAGATCACGCTTGGAGAAACGGAACTGGGTGTTGAGCGGCACCAGGCGGCCGATCCCCTGCGGAAAGCGTGCGCTGATCGGCTGCCCGGTCCGTGGGTGCTCCATCGTGAACCAGCCGACACGACCGACATCGCGCAGGTACCACTCCTCGAACGCCTCGGCGTCGGCCGCACTGCGGAACTGCACCGAGGCGTACACATTCTTCATCACCCGGCTGTTGAGCGCGCGCATCTTGCTCGGCCCGCGCTCCATGTCGGTCCGCTCTTCGGACGCGACGATCTCCTCGCCATAGTCGGCGAAACGAATCTCTGCATACTCTGGCCAACTGCTCATCCCACTGCCTCCGTCCATCCATATCGGGCCCGTCCAATGGCGCCCAGCTCGCCACCGTTGAGGCTGTCGCCCACGATGTCGATCACCAGTCGCCGCACTTCGCTGCCATCCGGCATGCGTTGTCGCTCTTCCCGGGTATTGACCCGGCCTTCGCCGTAGTTGTTGATTTCCACATTCATGCCGCCCTCGCCCGCCGGGGTGATCGGCACCTGCGCATAGCCCCCGCTTTCGCCGCCGCCCAGGCCGTTGCCGGTTCGCAGCGACGTGCGCAGAGCAAAGAATGCCGATGGGCCGCCGAGTGCCGCCATGTCCTCCTGGCTGAGTACACCTTCACCCTTGTGGACGATGCCGGCCGGTTCGTACTTGCCGCCAGGGCCGGTGTATCCGCCGGTGGAATAGGAGATGGAAATGCCCTCCTTCACTGGCGGGCCGATGGTGGCCCCGACGACGGCGTTGTAGACGGTATTGAAAATCCCCACCATCGCCCGTTTGATCGCAATTCGTGTCAGGTCGGCGATGATCGAATCGGCCAGTGACCTGAAGGACAACTTGCCCTTGTCCACGAACGTATAGAGCGCGTCCTCGATCCCCTGGAACGTTTTGGTGAACACCGCCTTGCTCTGTGCTGCCGTATCGGTCGCCGCCTTGGCGTAGTCGGCGTAAGCGGAGTGGAATCCCTCCCTGAACTTTTCGGCCTGCTGCCAGGGCTTTCGATCCTTGTCGAAGGACATCGCCTCGACCTTGTCCATCTCCGGTGCTTCGATGGCGAACAGACTCGAATCGTAGGAAATCCGCTCGCGCTCGGGCTGCATGTCCGCCACCAGTTCCGGCAGGCGGGCCGGTCCGCCATCCTGCGGTGATCCGTTGCCGCCAGCACGGCCAGGGGAGCTGGCCAGATGTGCCGCTGCCTTGCCAACGCTCCCGATGGATGCCGTCGCCTGTGCCGCCTGGGCCCGAATGGCCGCGAAATTCTGCGCGGCGATTCGATTGAGCTCATTCATCGCAGTGCGGAATTGCGGTGTGTTGATGCGCGGTGTGATGTCCAAGTTGTGGACTGTAGTGGCCACACATTTCTCCTGTTTGATGAAGGGCCCCATGGGAAGCCCTTGGTTCGTTGGTCCGGTCACCGCTGCCGGTCCGGCTGTCGATGCCGCCGCAGCCGGAACGAATTCACCGGCGTGTTCGGGCCAGCCGGATCACGCTATTGGCTTGCATTGCGCTCCGATGCGACCTGGAACACCTCCAGCAGCTGCTGTGTCCGCAGCGTTGCCTCGACCTCCGGCGGACGACGCTGCTGCACCAGCAGGAAGTCTTCGGCCGTGGTCGAATTGCCATGCACCTGAGCGAGTACGTTGGTCAATTGCGCGAGCATGTCCTGCAATGGTTGGTCCATTGGCTCGACGCGGGCAAATGCATACATCTCCGAGAGCTGGCGGGACGTCACTCCCGCCAGCAGGTGGTCCGGATGCGGGAGGCCCAGCCGCCACGCGATCCGGAACTGAAGCCGGCGCTCAGGCCGGCGGATCAGTTTTTTTCCAGCTCTCCCACGGCCGCATCGCCGAGCGCATTGAGCGTCTGCGCGACCCGGAACACGCGATCCAGCGCCGCCGCCGATTTCGTGCCCAGCTGGGCCACCTCATGGTCGGAGAACAGGCGCCCCCCCATTTCGTCGACCAGGCACAGGCCGACGAAGCGCGCACGGAAGTCATCCACCTTGGGCGTATCACCGCCGTAGGTCTCCTGCTCCCAGCGGTCACGGTCGCTGGCCGACATCATCGCCACACGCACATTGCCGCCCCATTCGGGCACGGCGATGTCTTCGTGGCGGCGATCCTGTGCGTCCAGGATCTGCTGCTTGCCCAGCAGCATCACGGGGTGCCGCCGGCAGCAGCGGTGACGATGGCGAACTCACGCGGCAACAGATCGGCGGTGAAGGTCAGCACCTGGTTGGTACCCGGCGCCACGTTGAACGCGGCGACCTTGGCCACGAAGGTGGCGGCATCGCCGGTGGGCAGCACCATCAGGAAGTGCAGGTCGGCATCCGGATCGGCGTCACGCAGGATTTCCTGGCCCGCCGAGCTGCCCACCGGCCAGCGATGGCCGGACACCTGTACGGCCTGGCCGCCGGACAGACCCGCGATGTTCTCCATCTGCTTCGAACGCAGGTTGGTGGCGTCGAGGGTGTTGGCCTGACCACGGCCAAACGGGAACGCGGTCAGGCCGTCGATTTCGGTATAGCCTGCCGGATTGTTCGGCGCGGTCGGGGCGGTGCCGGCCTTCACGTACAGCGCGGAGTCCTGGGCGGAAATGGCTTGATTGATGGACATGGTGTTGAATCTCCTGGAAATGAAAAAGCCGCCTTGCGGCGGCTGGGTTTCGGGGTTGTCAGGCTCGGGTCGGCCTGGATGTCTTCGTCGCGGTTGGCCCGGCACAGCCGCCTGTTTCCACGTCGCCCTCGGGCAACGCGCAGACAACAAAAAAGCCCCCGGCTCGCGCCGGAGGCTTGTATGTCATCGTGGCTGAAAGCTTAGGCTTCGGGTGTGCACCGGTCAATACGGAAACCGGTACCTGCACCGCCTTGGGAAACCACAGCCAGCCCCACCATAGCCGCCCGATGCGGCACAGCCGCTGACATCGCGCTAACCCTCACAACGTCGACAATAACGTTCTGTTCCCTGCAACGAGGTACACCCCGATGTCCGAATGGATCATCCTGGATACGCATTACGGCCCGGTCCGCGCCTGGCAGGCACTGCCCGAGGGCAAACCCCGCGGCGCGCTGGTGGTGGTGCAGGAGATCTTCGGCGCCAACCCGCATATCCGCGGCGTCGCCGAACGGTTCGCGGCCCAGGGCTACGCCGTGTTGGCGCCGTCGTTCTTCGACCTGGTCGACGGCCCCGAGGCCGACCCGGATGCCCTGCCCTACAGCCCCGAGGGCGTGAAGGATGGGCTGGAACGG